CTGATAGCACATGCATGCGGTGCCCGTCCACACCCGTGCTAGGCATTTTAATAGGGTAATATAGGATATCATTATAGGTTACTATAGGGTGATATAGTAGGTTATTTCGATATGACGTTTTATACCTTATTCCGGTGTGATAATAGGATACGGATACGGGATGTTAATAGCTTTATTTATCACCCGTTTTTTACTTTCCTCTAGCTTATACCTTATTCCAGGATATCCGGAGTAGTTATATTATCCCGTTTTTTCCACTTTTCGTGCCGTTTCCGGTCCTTTAGCCTATAGACCTATAATAAGGTATTACCGGATACGGGATAATTAACGTTTTTACCATTTGACGGGTGTGTTAGTTCAATGGAATTTTACCCTATTTTAGCCTATAATGATGATTTTTATACCTTTATAACTATCTGATATATAAGCTTATATATGCCTATAAAATATTTTCTTTAATAAAACGTTAAATAGTTAAATATTTCGTATATTAGTCCTGAGATAGAAAGTATTAACGAAAAAAGGTAAAACGCTAATAATCAGAGAGATAGCACTCCGGCACCGCAGTCAAGCCTAACACTGCAACCGACTGAAAATAGGATACTTCGCCACCTGTTGTGAAATAGTGCCTTTGCGGAGGAAAGTAAAACAGCGGATTCTTTGAAATCCTGAGGAATCGCAAGTTCCACCGCTCCGCTCACCTGAGCCAATATCGTTTCCGGTTAAATACCGGACCGACACGCCGGGAGGGTGAAACGATATCCGGGAGATGCAACCGGATATCCTGAAAATGAGCAAGTAAGCTATTAACGTCCGTTTCTAAAGTGTAGGCCAGTGGTAAAGAAATAACTCTCACAGCTGATGATACGGGATTAACGGGTGTGCGGTAATAACTAATAATAACGCAATCTAATTAGCCTCCAAGCTAGTTGGATATTGGTGCCGAAAGCGAAGAGGTAATAAAGAGGTATATTAGCAGACAAGGTTTTTGTCTTTTTTAAGGTAATGGAAGAGGTATGCGCAAGTGTACCTCTTTTTTTTTGCCGGTCCGGTTATACCTTATTAACTCCGGTAATACAGAGGAGTAATATTTACACCTCATAACTAAAAAACCTTAAAAAATGAGCAAGATTAAAGAAACCTCAGCTGATGTCGTTAATGAGAACGGCGGAAACGTAACTGAAACACCCGCACCCGCAGCTACAGGCAAGGGCAAAGGCAAACCGGAAACGAAAAAACCGGCAAAGAAAGAGAAAAAGTTACTTTCCACTTTCGAATTTGCCCGTGCTGGAGCAGTTGCGATGGCAATACGGCAGCTGAGACTCACCGGGCAACCGGAAAAGCTTAATGCGAGTGCCGAAAAAGTTATCGCACTGGCAGACAAAATTTACTCCGAAAAAACCGGAGCACCCTCAAACCTTAAGGAAAGCAAGTGGAATTTTCTTTATGCCACCCGTTTCCTGAAATACTATGAGGCTCCGGTGAAAAAGTAAGCAATTGAAAAAGAGTCCGTGTGACTCTTTTTTTTTGCCCGGTCCCGTCAAAATTAGAGATCATCCGGTGATCTCTTTTTTTTACCCGGATACCTAAAATTTAGCACTATTATGAACAACCTTATTTAGAATTAAAGAATTCAACTAAACCTTATTCAACTACATCCTTCCGGCACAGGCATAGGAGGGTAATCATAGAAGTGTAGTTGGGTAAATACGTTTTCATTAATTTTCGGGTGAATTTTCTTTTTTACATATTGTATAACTAAAAACCTACAAAGATGAAAAACCAGTTTCGTTTCGCAGCTCCGATTGTTCATACAATCGAAATTCAGCGTCGCCCGACCACTTTTGCCGTATCATTTCCTGATAGGAATATGGTCGTTAAAATGGTTATCCGTGGCAATCATGTTTTCGTTCGTGACGAGGAAATTGAACGTACCGGAAAAGGTCGCCGCCAACTGAAGTGGGAAGGCACAATCAACAAGTTTTTCAAGCTTTACCCTGGAGCTGTGGGATTACAGGATGCTTTCCGTAAATACGTGAAAGCTTGGTATTGCTCCGTCAACGAAGCAGTCCTGTAACATTCGAACTTGAGCCACTCTCTTACCTGGGAGTGGCTTTTTTTATGCGTTTATAAAAGAGTAACTAAATCAAATATTGAACTTGAAAAGATGAATGACTTTAAGAACAAGTATGGGTGGTCTATACATGACTTCCTCATGCAAATTGATGAATTCGTAGAAATACCTTCATCTGTGTACTCTCAAGCGAAAGCTTCTGCTTTAACCACGAAGAACAATTCAAGGTTAAAATTCCTTTTTCAACAATGGACAAAAGGAAAGTATGATCAGCACGTTGATGTGCTTTACAAAGAAATCTTGAAAACCTTAAAAGGATGAAACAACAGGTAATGGTTCGCACTCCGAAGGGAGAATGGCCACTTGACGACATCGAAAATTACATGGACATACACGGGATCCATAAGATGGACGAAGCAATCCGGAAATTGAACCGGGAAAACAGGCGAAGGAGAAACCCAATCAGGTTCTTCATTCGTATCAGTAAATCAATAGCTTTAATTATCGGGTGGTTTTTCCTTAATTAAAAAGTGCTATGGCGAACGTTGAAATCATTACTAGCAAATTCCCACTTGGCAACACGGTCGTTGAAATCAGGTCGGAATGCAATCGTGCCCGTCGGGAAATGATGGACACTGAAGTGCGTATCGGAGGTGAAATCGTTTGTGTTATCAGCGGAGATGACATCGACCAGTTCTCCTTTGAACTCAGAAAACTTATTGACAAGTTCCGCATTTAATCATTAACAAAACCTTAAAGAAATGAAAAAACTGATTGATTTGCTTGTTTTCATGGCAATTCTGGCAATGGCTGGATGTACTATGGGTCTCCTATTGAGACCTACTGAAGCGTTGGCATACGGAGTGATCATTTCCATGGTTGTTATGCTTATTCTGCTTTTTGTTTACTGGAGGATCACGAAAGTAAATTAGCCTCAACGCTAGTGGAGCAATAACAAGAGGGTTCGAATCCCTCTTGAGGCTCAAAGTCATTAACCAGATGACTATTTTAGTTTCAACAAAAACCTTAAAAAACAAATGAAAAATGGAAATGGATGAACTTGTTCGAGAGTTCAAGAAGTTCCTCAAGGAGCGAAACCTTCTTGAAGCCTTTCTCAATGGAGTATTGCGGAAATATGAAAATCTGTATACTTCAAGTGACCCCATCAGAGACTTTTGTTTCTACAGACCAACTGTCGCTCACAAATGGATTGACTATGGATTGGAATGGAGTGCATCCCCCCTTGGTCAGTACAAATGGTATGAGATAGATCAGGAATGGACTGAAAAGTATCAAACGCTGACCGATGGAAGAGAAGATTAATGCCCTGAAAGAGTTTTTGAAGCAGTGTAATGCTTTGGAAGCTTTTATGAACGGAGTTTGCAGGAGACACCCTCAACTCCGATTCAGTGAAGATCCAATAAGGGATTTTTGTTTAGGTCAATCTTATGTTCCTGATTGGACCACTATGTGTTTTTTCTGGGCTGAATTAACCCCAGGCAGAGCTTTCTGGAAACAACGTCACGATGAGTGGCGGGAGATTTGTGCTATTAACAATTATTAATCATTAACAACAAAACCTTAAAAAAGATGAACGAAATTAGTATCAAAAGTAACGTCACTAGCATGTCTGTAGATAAGCTTACAGATGAACAGAAACAATCTCTTCACGGTACACTTGGAGCTATATCACTAAACATTGGTGAAGATAGCCGTAAAGTGTCCTGCACTTTTTCATTCTACAGAGGGTTCCTGTTTGCTTGCCAGAATGAACTTAATGGAGCTGCATGTCCACAACTCTTTGGAATGTCTTATTCCTGGAGACTCTCAACTGAAACAATCTTCGCAGTTATACTTTCATCAGAAACTCATTTGAACGTAATGAGCAGGAGATTGCTTAAAGCTGTGACTGATCCAGAATATGTAAAAGAGCATAGAATGGAATTGTTTATGCTCCGGGTTACAAAGATGGAAGAGGACATCGAATTTCTGTCCAATATGCGTATAAATGGTCACCACTTTGATCTTCGGAAAGGAGAAATCAGTTATTATCCCAATAACATTCCTCTTGCCCGGACTAATAGTGGTAGCTGGTCTCGTGAAGGCCGATTGACATACAAGGCAGGAAAGTTCATTAAGATGTTATTGGAGACTGAAGCAGCCTATCTTACACTGGATGGAGAAATGGTTGATAACTGGTTAGCTCCTGAAAAAGCTAAATTGCTTACTGCCTTTCTTGAAATCAAGAGTGGGTTGGTAAAAAGTACAGCATATCAGGATTGTATTCAGATCAGTGATGACCCCTCTTCAGTGTATAATACTCCTACAGCAGAAAATTGTGGAACTTTGGGAAGCAGCTGTATGCGTCCTGAAAGTGATCACGGTTGTCATAAAGGATATGAATGGTACTCCTTGATAGGTACAAAAATAGCGTACATAAATAATCCACGCAATGGGAATCTTCATGCCAGAGCTTTGCTTTGGGAAAATTGCTATTTTGTCAAAAGAGTGGACGACAAGAGAATCATGAAAATTGGTACACCGTTCACCCTTTTGGATCGTATCTATGGAGATGAAGCTTCAATAGCTCTAATGAAAGAATGGGCAAGAGAACAAGGTTACTTCTACAAATCAGAGCAGAGCAGTCGTAGCAATACACTGATTTCTCCGATGGGAGAGGTAGTTTCAAAGCATTTTGTATGGGACAAAGAGATAGAATGTCTCAATGAGTATTCACCTTATATGGATACATTCACATATCTGTTTTGTGAAATACGTCGGCTTGGGAGTTCAGGAGTCAGTGAATCATACTCTATTGATTTAACTGATTCTGGAGGTCATGCTTTTGAAGATTTTAAAACCTGCCCTCACTGTGGATCTTTTGTGAGAAGCACCTTTACTGTTGACACTGAAAACGGCGATAATTGGGGATGTGATGTTTGTGCTATTGAAATACCAGATGAAGAAACAGGAAATTCAACCTGGGTTTACAGGGATGGAGTAGTGGAATACTATGATATCAATGGAACCCGTCGGGTTAAAAGAGCAGAAGCAGTAGCTCATCTCAATATTGTTACCGCTTACATCCGTGGTAAAGGAAAGGTCAACGTGGAAGCGATTCTACCCAAACCTTCCTTTGATTCTATCGAAACTTTGGTTAGTGAATTAGTTATGGAGGAGGCTTAATATGGATACAACATTGTTAAGACAACTGTATAAGATCAATTCGAAATCAGGTATCGAAGATGATATGCAAGACTTCATAATGTCTTACATCGAACAAAGGGAAGGTTTGCCGAACGTTCCAAAATGTACTATGGATATGGATAAGAGAGGTAACATCCTTGTTACTTCTGGTGAGGCGGATACATATCCTTGTATATGTGCTCATATGGATGAGGTACACCCTGCTATTTTAGACAAGGAAGTGATAGAATATAAAGATTTCATGTTCTGTTTCTCTCCGTCAAGAATGGGAGTTGTAGGAAGTGGAGCTGATGACAAAAACGGCATTTTCATAGCTTTGAAAGCGTTGGATGTACTTCCAGCTGTAAAACTACTCTTCACTGTAGAAGAGGAAATTGGAGCAGTAGGAGCTTACAACGTGAATACAAAGAAATGGTTGAAGAATGTACGATATGTCATCCAATGTGATCGTCGTGGAAGCGATGATTTCGTAACTTCCATTTCAGGAATAAAACTAGCAAGTAAAGAATTCAAGAAGGACGCTGGAACCATTCTCAAAGGGTATGGATTCAACGAAACTACTGGGATGCTTACAGATGTGATGGCGTTGAAGGAGGAAGGATTAAGAGTTTCATGTTGTAATCTTTCCTGTGGATATTATACCCCTCATTCAGACCGTGAAGTCACTTACTTACCTCACTTGGAAAAAACCTTTAATGCCGTAATGGAAATATGTCTTACCCTTACAAAGACATATCAACATAACTATGAAAAACCGGTGTATAAAAAGTATTCAGGTGCGGCGATCACCTCAGCGAGTGCGTATGGTAATAGAAAATACCTTAATATCGCACGTTCTGAAGGTGGTAATGTTCCTCTCAATTCGGAATCATATGTTTGTCAGGATTGTTTAAAACTGAATTGTGATTATTGTGCATATTCAGTCCCCTCTCATACCAATTACTCAAAAGATTGGGATAATAGGTATTATGATTAGATAAAAATCTACATTGAGTTTGCCGAATGGAAAGATTTCACTCTCCATTCCAATAGGCAAACTATACATTGATTTAACACGGTAGCAAGTCCCTTCTGTGAAGGGGTTTGCTATTGCCTTTTTTACACATTGAAGTTGAATCTCAATAATTCAACCGGGAGCTTACTATATCCTCACTTTAATATTCAACACTACATAGTAAAAAGAGAAACGAGGTACTATCATCTGTATAAATTGCATTATATAATTTTCGGGTGAAAATTTCGTTGAAATAAAAAGCCTTCTAAAAACTTGACAATGACTTAATTATAAATATATTTTTATTTATAAAATATTTTATCTATCTTTAAAAACCTTATAAAATGCCGTGAACGTGAAAACAGCGACACTCGTAACAGACAAGAAGGGAAATGATCTGATTAAGATACTCTTCACTTTCGAAATTCCTACATTGGAGAAAGTGAGAACCATATCTGGTCGGAAATATTTCCCTGACGGAAAGTACTGGACCGCTCCACTTCATGTAGGTACGTTGCAAAACCTAAAAGATTGGGAGTTTGAATTAGATGAAGCTCTTTTGAAAATACTTCATCAGGTTCAGGAAAAACAAATCCAATTAGAGGTAAAGAATGTAAAGATTCCGGGACTAAAACGTGAATTGTTTCCCTTTCAAAAGAAAGGGGTATCCTTCATAGAACAGTGCGGAGGAAGAACATTAGTTGCCGATGAAATGGGTTTGGGGAAAACTGTTCAGGCTTTGGGATGGATTCAGTTACATCCTCATAAGCGTCCGGTAATCATTACAGTTCCTGCTTCTATCAAGCTTAAATGGAAACAGGAAGTACTAAACTGGTTACCAAATCCAAAGGTGGAGGTACTATCAGGTACTCATCCTTATAGGATCAAAGGAAATATCGTAATAATCAACTACGATATTGTATTTTATTGGTTGGAACAATTAAAACTATTAAATCCACAGGTCTTAATTACTGATGAATGTCATTATTACAAGAGTAATAAGGCTAAAAGAACAAAGGCAATTAAGATGTTAAGTAAAGGAATCCCGCATGTGATAGCATTGAGTGGGACTCCTATCGTAAACCGGCCTATTGAGGCGTATAATGCTATCAAAATTATTTCTCCCTTATTGTTTCCAGATGCCTGGAAGTTTGCACAGCGTTACTGCGGAGCCTATTATGATGGATTTGGATGGAACTTCACCGGAGCGACTCATACAAAGGAGTTACACGAGAGATTGACATCTACCATAATGATAAGAAGGTTGAAATCGGAAGTTCTTACTGAACTACCTCCGAAGATGTATTCATATGTTCCTTTAACGTTGGATAATGAAGCTGAATACAGATTCGCTAAAAACCACTTTATTCAATTCATTTCATCCACTCGTGGTCAATCCGCAGCCCATCGTGCCCGCAACGCTGAAATAATTACTCGAATAGCGACACTGAGACAGGTTGCTGTTAAGGGAAAGTTAGCCCAGGTAATAGGATGGATCGAAGATTATTTTGAAAACAACGAAAAGTTAGTCTTATTTGCTATTCATAAGTTCGCCATAGATGCTATCATGGAAGCTTTCAAAAATGTAGCTGTTAAGATAGATGGTTCAGTTCCAATGGAAAAGCGACATGATGCTGTTCAGAAGTTTCAAACAGATCCAAAGGTCCGATTATTTGTAGGAAACATTCAGGCTGCTGGCGTTGGATTGGATCTGACTGCGGCCTCAAACGTATGCTTCCTTGAATTACCCTGGACTCCAGGTGAATTAGCTCAGGCCGAAGACCGATGTCATCGTATCGGACAGAAAGATAATGTAACTGTGCATTATCTTCTAGCCACGGATACGATTGAATATGAAATGGCGGAATTACTAGATGCGAAAAAGAAAGTACTCAACGCCGTTCTAGATGGACGGGATACCCCTCAAGAATCTTTATTAACCGAATTAATAAACAAATATTATGACGACAGAACAGATTAACATCAGAAGAGAAGCCGAAGGCAATGTGCGTGGATACCATACCGGAATCCCGTGCGACAGAACTATGCTTAAGAGTGAGATTACTCCCACTCAATTGAGATTGGATTGGATCCAAGCAATACGGAACATGGATAATGTTATCCTGTTACGGTACGTACATCCTGAAGATCGGGCAAGTATAGCTACTAAAATGATGAAAGCTGATATGATAACCCGGTTTCAAGCGAAGGAATTTGTCAGATTTGCTAATTAGAAAAAAGTTATGGACTACACAAAATTACTTTGTTTCGACAAGCTAGACCTGATTAAAGGAATGATAGAGCATAATCTTCTTAATCAGGAGGAAATAAATTACATATGGCATGAATTAAATGACGTGTCACATGTAATAGATGAGTATATTGACCGACGTCAGATAAGAGACAGGCGTAATACTCAAAAGAAAGATGGAACATATTAATCTCATTCGGAAGATCGCTTGGTCTTTTCATAACTCTACTGGGATTGACTGGGACGATCTTTTTCAAGAAGCTGCGTATCATTACTTACGAGCCTTGAAATCTTATGACCCATCTAAAAAAGTTTCCCTTTCAACGTATGTATGGAACTTCGTAAAAAACGAATTGATACTGTACATCCGGAAAGAGAAAAAGAATTCAGAACCTTTAGAATCCATCGACTCCATAAAAAGTTGGAGTCAAACGGGTTCTCCCTATTGGGAAGGTCTATCATCCACGGCTCAAAAGGCCGCTGAAGAAGTATTAAAACACCCTGAAGAGTTTTCGTGTTTGGATCCTCTCAACGCCCGTTTACTGTTAAGGTACAGGCTTTTAAAGAGCGATTGGACATTGAAAGACGTTAGAGTTGCAATGCGTAATTTAAAAAATGCATACTCGAAATAATTTTTATTTGTATAATAACTAAAAACTTTAAAGAAATGGAAATCATCAAAGAACTCACTACATTGGAAAATCAAGCATTGGATGCCCTTTGTAAAATGTTATCTACATGGAGAGAAGGGGAGCCTGGGTATTCATGTATAGACGGAGCTGATATCACAAGAGCTTTGAGGTGGCCCCCAAAAACTACTTCTGGAGTTATTAGTTCCTTAAGCAAGAAAGGATATGTTGAAACTTCAGATGCCGGAGATTTTAAAGGAATTTTGTATGTTAAATGGGAAAAAATCCCTGAGAATTTTGGTCGAGATATTAACTAAAAACTATTAAAAATGTCAAACTTACCAATTGATTTCAATTTTGATTATGAAAAACCTACTGCTTCACGCAGAGGAGAAATGAGAACCCCTGCTTCCATTTACCTTTCAAACAAGGATACGGCATCAGGTGGAATTTTGTTCATAAGCCAGAAATGGTTGGACAAAATGGAACTTAACGGAACAGAGATAGCTATGCAGGTGAAAGACAATCAGAGTACTTTCATCTTGTTTAACCCTCCTAAAAACGCTCCACGCTTCAAGAAGAGGGACAAATCCCCCCGTAAAAATTCAGTAGCTTATTCATGTACCGAAACCGTTCGCAAGATGTTCGAGATATTCGGATATGAAGACTCTTCAAAAACTACAATCGAATTGTGGTTGGAGCCTGTAGGAACGTTTGGTACGGCTTCCGTATGTCGCTTGAGAAACCTTCAGCAATCAGATTCTCTGTATAGGTTTTAATGGATATCGAGCGACTGTATAGGGACTTTGGCGTTGATTACGCTTCAGAAGGGCATCGCCATGCTCGTCCGGGGTGGATCAACGCCTCTTGTCCTTTTTGTACGGGGAATCCCGGTTATCATCTAGGATTTGACCTGGACGGAAATTACTATTACTGTTGGCGATGTGGATGGCATCCGATAATTCAGACTATCTCCAAGCTAACAAATATTTCTGAACCGGAAGTCCGCAAGTTTATAAAGCAGTATGGCCTTACAGTCCCCAAGTCCCGACCATCCTCTGAAGCGACGGTTAGGATAAAGGCACATCGTATGCCTTCTTATACAGAACCAATGGGATCAAACCATAGACAATATCTTATCAGAAGAGGATTTGACCCGGATGAATTAGGCAAGCTTTGGAACCTTGTTGGAACAGGTCCTATCAGTAAACTAGATGGATTAGATTTTAAACATCGTATCATTATTCCAATCGTATGGGATCAAAAAGAAGTATCCTTTACATCAAGAGATATTACTAATAAACATCCATTACGTTATATTACCTGTCCCAAAGACAGAGAACTGATACATCATAAGGAAATAATTTATGGTAGGCAAGAGTACTGGAAAGATATTGGAATATGTGTAGAAGGACCGACTGACGTATGGAGATTAGGAGTAAATAGCTTTGCAACATTTGGAATAAAATACATTCCTCAACAAGTCAGAATTATTGCAAAAACCTTTAAGAGAGTAGCAGTAGTGTATGATGATGATCCTCAAGCCGTCGTTCAGGCGAAGAAATTAGTGGCCGATCTTCGATTCAGAGGAGTAGATGCCTTTCACGTTCCCATCGTTGGGGACCCTGGAGGAATGAAACAGGAAGATGCAAACTATTTAATAAAACAAATCATAAAGTAAAATGTATTACGGAAAGCGAAAAAGAGTTAAATTGTTAGTAGATTTAACTAAATATCATCCAAAACTGACGATAGGTCAAGAAGGTACACTAATACCTGATGTAGCAGTAGGTGCGTATGGGAGATGTTATGATCGTTTCGGAGCTGTACGATTCGATTGTGGGGCTTATTTAGATATTGTCATGACAAACTTAAAAATAATAGAGGATAAATGAAGACATACAAACTATTTGACAAGCGGTATGATACATACCTAGTAGAAGAGAACGGAGAAGAGTTTGTTACCCCAGACATTGACGATGCAGAAGATCAACGATGGTATTATTTACGCAGAAGTAAATGCCCGGAATTCGTAATAACCATCCATGAATTTCACGACAACATATACGTTGGGGAGATACAGAGTATAATCCTTAACTAACTGACGTATAACAAAGTAATAAATAAATTTTTTTATTCGGAAAATAGTAATTAATTTAGCGGAGGAATTTAAAAGTGACGGTCAGCTATGATATACCGGGAACTTGTTTGAAACTCATCGTGTCAGAGACTTTACCCGGCATTTTTTTAAGGTTTTTAGTTGGAGAGCTTGAAGAGAGTAGGTGTGACCGTCACCGAAATCTTCAAGTTCTTTTTTAATCCCTTAAGATTATGAAGAGACTATCAACAAAACCTATTATCCCAGATGCAATTAATTGCAGTTACAATCATCAGTTTACTCAGGTTCCAAATGAACTCTTAAGAAATCCGAAAATTTCTGCAAAAGCTAAAGTAATTATTGCAATACTTTTGTCCAACAGAATCGGATGGAAATCACATGTAGAACTTATTGCAACAATGATGAAAGAAGGAAAAGACTCCATAAGGACAGGTTTGGTCGAATTGGAGTCTTTTGGTTATTTAAAAAGAGTTCGATATCATCACAAAGTTACAAAAAAGTATGCAGGAGTATTTTGGGCATATACTGATGAACCTACTCATTTCAACATGTCCGAACATATGCATATCCTTGAAAGTATGGGACTCGCACCAGAACTGGAAAAGCCAGCTCTGGCAAATCCAACGTATAAAAATACTAGGATACTTAACGCGGGCGGGTACGCCCGCGAGAAACATCAGAAAAATATTATCCCTCCAAAACTGGAATGGATAGAAGAATTTTGTCTCCAAAGAAAGAATAATGTTGATGCAAAAAGTTTCTTTGATTTCTATGCATCCAAAGGTTGGAAAGTAGGAAACACTCATATGGTAGATTGGCATGCTGCCATTCGTACATGGGAACGAAATGATAAAAAAGATGATAAACGTAAACCCTTTACAAAATTTATGAAACCTTACATTATAGATGATGGTATTCAGTATGATTTAGGTCCAGATGGTAAATATCATCATTGTGTAACAGGTGAAATTTATATTCCATGATAGAACGAAAGATTTTAATTGGACTGATAACCTCCACCGAGTTCTGTCAACGGCTGCGTGGGCTTTGGAATATCGAATTACTAGAATCCGATATGGCCAAGCGTCTGTCAGTATGGGTATGGGAATACTATGATAAGTACGGGAAAGCTCCCGGACCGGATATGGAGATACTTTATTTCTCCAAGTTGAAAGAGTCCCGGCTTCCCAAATCAGTAGCAGAAGAAATCGAACAGGATATTCTTCCCAACCTTTCAGATGAGTTTGCAAAAGAGGGTATTGATATTAAACCTCTTCTGGACGAAACTGAAAGGTATTTTAATGAACGTCATTTTACAATACTGTCTCAACAGATTCAGGACCTTGTATCAGCCGGGAAGATTAATGAGGCTGAACATATGGTCCGGGATTTTCGTCCACTGATTTCAGAAGATGTTAGGCTTAATGATCACATTCTTACAATCCGTGGAATGCGGAAGAAAGGCCGTAAAGCTCCCAAGCCCCTTCTTTCACCTTGGTTAAGGGAAGGGGAAATGACAGTGATATACGGAAATTTTGGTACAGGTAAATCCCTATTGACTATTTCAGCAGCCTATATTTTGGGATTGGAAGAGTATGATAGCGAAGATGCAGAGATCGGGGAGTGGCAGGTGAAACACCCGACCGGATGCCTCTACATCGACGGGGAGCTAGGGGAAGTAGAAATGCTCAAAAGAATTGCCCAATTTGAATGGCTAGGACGGCAGAACTACCCTATCCGTGTACTCTCTATCCCCGAATACCAGTTAGAGACAAGAGACACATTCATTTTGTCGGAGAGGAAAAATCAGTTAAAAATTGTTAATTGGCTCAAGACCCATCCACAGTATCGGTTAGTGGTACTGGATAGTGCCAGCACTTTATTTGGCTTGGAGGATGAAAATAACAACTCGGAGTGGAATAACAAGATAAATCCTTTGTTGCGGGACCTGAGAGGTCTGGGAGTAGCATGTCTTTTGTTACACCATGCTGGGAAGGATGGTAGTAAAGGATTCCGTGGGGCCTCTGCTATTGGAGCTATGGCGGAGAATATTTTCAGAATAACAAATCATAAAAAGAAAAACGTGGACGATGGTGAGGCCTGGTTTATCGTTTCAAAGGATAAGTTGAGATCAGCAGGGAAGAGTTTCAAGAAGTTTGCATTGAAATATACGCAGACAGATGATGGTAAGAGTACCCAGTGGGAAGAGACTGAACTAGAGTAAATGGCACATGCAAATTTTCGGGTGAAAAAAATTATTTGTATAATATATGCAAAATAACTTTTAATGTCAAATTTAAAAATTTTAACAAAATGATTAGCGAGAAAGCACTGAAAGCAGCAGCAGCAGAAGTAAATCAGTTGGTGGATACACCGATTGATCTGAAAGCAGGAGTAAAGAAAATCACAGCAGGACTGAAGGAAGCGATTGCAGATGTTCTGTTTGACAGTGATGAGTTTACGAAAGAAACTGAAAAGGTTCTCAAAGAACTCGGATGGAAGAAAGCAGAAGAGCCTGAAGAGGAAGAGGAAGAAGAGGACACCGAAGAAGAAACGGATGACGAAGAAGAGGAAGAGGAAGAGGCTGAAGAAACCGAAGAGGAGGATGATGACGAAGAAGAAAAGGAAGAAAAACAGAAAATAGCCGAAAAGATTCATCAGAAGAACATCGTCAGTAAAGGGGTAATCGTCAAGGAAGATACCGGCAAAAAGGAAACAGCCGGGAAGGAAAAGAGGAAACCCCCGACAAGAAAGACCGGATCATACACCCGTATTGATGCAGTGTGTGATGCCCTTAAGACCAAGAAACCGAAGACAGTCAAGGACTGGATCAAGGCTACAAACGAGGTCTACATCGGCAAGGGAGGTTCAGCCAATGACAGTGAGAGTGCTATGATGATCAAGTACGCCTCAAAGACACTGTCCCATTTTGACATCGCTTTCCCGGCAGAGTGATGGCTGGAAGTTTATTAAAGAACAGTGTGACGATACGGGGGGACAGCCTATACTGTCCTCTCGCATTGTCCATTGATAGTTACGGGAACTGTTTAACGGACTGTTGGCACTGTTACTTACGCAGATTAAATCATACGTGGGGACAGGACCTTAAGCCAGCAGATACGGAATTGTTAAGGAAAAAACTAGTTTCCGGGCTTTCTAATAAACATCCTAAAACCCCTCTAGCATGGGCTTTATCTCAGCGTAAAACAATTCGCTGGGGTAACAAATCAGATCCATTCCAAAAGGCAGAGTTGGAACATCGTGTAGCTCGTCCGATCTTTAACATTCTTACGGGATTGAATTGGTCGTTCGTGATTCAGACAAGGTTTCCGTCTGTTTTAGAGGAATATGATCGGTACATTAAACGGGCACATGACAGAGGGATTATTACAATTATGCCAGTGATCTCTCCCGGATTGGAAAGAGACTGGTCCTTATTTGAAAGAGAAAGGACTGATCCTCCTGAACTCAGATTGAGATTGATTGAGAAGTGGAGCCGTTCGGGGATTCCCGTAGGAGTGAATGGAGAGCCTTTTATTCCGGGATTCCACACTGATGATGATTTCGAGAATACCTTGAAGTTACTGAAGAAGTATGGAGTAACCCGTTATAACACGTACAATTTCCATTTCAATGCTTTTGTAGCCCGAAGGTTAAATGACATCGGAGTTGACATTGAGAAGATTTGGTTTCATAACCGGGACAAGCAGTGGAAACGAATCCTATCCCGGCTATTGGATCTAGCCAAGAAGTATGATATCATTCTAGGATGCCCGGACTTTGTCAATTCAGGCCTATCATGGGTGGAGAAGGCTAACACCTGTTGTGGAGTAGACGTTCCCAATCCATGCACTTTCAACACACATCACTTTAAGAAATGCCTTCAGCAGGGTAAATCCTCAAGTGAAATCTTTGATCTTACATACGATGGGACGGGAGATATTGAGATGGGTAAGGCTATCATTGAGGGTAGTACTACCGAGTTTTACACTTTAAAAGATTTGAAATGACCCCCGTAGAAATGCATGATGGTGGAGTACTAGTTAAGAGGGATGATCTATGTTTCCCCCCTCCAGCTCCTCCTTTCTCCAAGTGCCGGGGAATTATAGAGCATTTACGTAAGCTAAAAGCGGATGGAATAGAGTATGTAGGATATACCGAAACCTCTATTTCAATGGCTGGATGGGGAGTAGCTTGGGCCTGTAAGGAGTTAGGACTGAAGGCTGTTATATTTGATCCACAATATAAGGTTACTCCAGATGTTTTACGATTCCACCGACAGCAGTGGAAACTCTTCGACCCGATTATCATTCCGATAAAGGCCGGGATGGCATCTGTGAATGTTCACATAGCTGCCAACGAGTTACGGAGAAACTTTAAGAACTCCATAATGCTCCCTCTAGGGCTTCCATTTGAAGAGACTATGGAGGCTACTAGGGTAGAGACTATCGAAACGATGCAACATTACCCAAATATAAAATCAGTAGTTACCTGCGTGGGTAGTGGAACTATTTATGCAGGTATCTACAGAGGATTACACGATTTGGGAATGTCCGTAACCCTTTATGGAATATTAACCCGCACAGGGAATCTCAAGAGGAAGCGAGAATCAATTCAGAAGAAAGCTGGAATCTTTGATTTCGGACTTTTTGAGAGTCCCGTAAAGATGAAACTGATAGATAAGCAGTGGCAGTACACGGAGCGTAGCTATCAGGAATGTCCTTTCCCATGCCACCCTTATTATGATCTTAAGGCGTGGGAATGGTTAGTAAAAATTCAGTATATACCAGAACCAATTTTGTTTTGGAATATTGGAAGATAATGTTTAAATTTGAACCGAAATGGCCGGAACAGTTAAGAGTTTTACATACGAAGAATTAGCAAAGATATGGAAGGCAAAGAATTATGATCAGAACTTTTTGATCAAACCAAATCTTCCATACAGTAAGAATTGCATCATTATAGACAGAAAGACAGGAAAGGTTGTACGCATATTTGAAAAGAATTACAACCTATTTAAAGCACTACTTGACGGGTACGTTCCCGGAAAACCCTGGAAGATTCACGGGCTGTTCGGAGAAGAGACTACCCAATCAGTAGGAATGAGTTCTGTATTAGCCATAGATATGGCTATTGATTACTTAAAGGTGATAGGCTTAATTCTACCTACCATGATTGGGGAAGAGGTGCCAAGTGATTGGGAAAGCAAACTACAGGAAAAACGAAGAAAATTAAGAGAATGAATTATTGGGAATTGAGAAAATTGATCGCAAGGGCTGTCGGAGGTATGTCTCATCAGTTAAAGACTACATTCCGGAAAGAGGACCAGGTGCGTGAGAAAGGACGCAAGAGGAATTACAGTCAGTTTAACCTAGTTCATAACGAATGGCGTAAACAGGAACGCTTATTGAATACGGAAGAAATCAACTCGTTTTTGGAGATTTCAGTCCGGGCAGCTGCCTGTCCTATGCCCTTCAATATGGATATCTGGGACGGATTGATATGTCCTTTTGCTTGTACATATTGTTACGCTAACGCATTTAGGGCCTCTCTTTACACTGCATTCTTCGATAATAGTAAGACAATGGGATTCCGTCACTGCAATCCTACTTACTACAAGGAAGAGATGGACAAGATGGGGAAGTACAGAGTTATGTCAGTTGAGGAAAAGAAAGGATTAACAGGGATTAATAAAGCTTTTGCCTTGGAGATTCCCGTTCGTATGGGGATTCGCTTTGAGGATTTCCTCAAGAAGGAGGGCCGGGAGCATATTTCCCTAGAGATGTTACAGTACCTACGGGATATTTCGTATCCGGTGATGATAAACAGCAAAGCTGCCCTGCCCGCAGAGGATGAATATCTACGGGCGTTAGCAGATAACAAGGCTGGTACGGCTATTCACATCACCCTAATTTCAAGTAGCAACGAGGTTTTGAAGAACCTAGAACCCGGAGCACCTACTTATGAGGAACGAATTCAGGCGATGAGCGAACTATCCGCTGCCGGGGTACGGGTTGTAGCTAGGATAGAACCATATCTGTTCCTGCTTACAGATGACCCGGAAGAGGTTGAAAAGTATATGGAGGATGTCTGGAATGCCGGAGTTCGTCATATCACGTTTGATACTTATTCCTACACCGCCCAGAATCAGGGAATTCGTCAGAGCTTTATAAATGTAGGATATGACTTTGATCGTATGTTCCTAGCAGGATGTGATAGCCAACCTCTAGGATCACTACTGCTAGGTAAGTTTATGGAACTATTCCGGGACAGGGGGTTTTCCTGCAGTACGTTTGATATGGGGAACGTCCCTTCCAATAATCAGTCTGTCTGCTGTGAAGTAGGAGACTGGTTTAAAGGAGGGTTCAGTTATGGATGCACAGTAATGGCTGCCCGTTTCGTCAAAGAACGAGAGGGACAAAAGACTAGCTGGAAACAATATGTAGCTTGGGTAGATGAGCACGGAGGCTTTTTAACGGAGGACCTGAAGGGAGAGGTAAAAAAGCTTTGGAACTTGGAAGGCAATGTTGCCTACTCTCATAGATGGGCTGCAGGACTTACCGCTGCCGGATTGGATGAGGACGGAGCAATATGGACTTATCGTAAAGAAGATGATTATAGGGAAAAACTTTTAAATGAAATCATATGAATATTGGAAAGGAAAAACAGGGAAAAGCCGTTGAGGAAATCTTCGCCCTTGCTCAGGTAATGGATCAGAGCGGAGGACTCCGCAATTCTGTTTATGCAGATAAAAAGGAAATTTACGTGCTCAATTATGATCACACTGTATTGGTAAGATTCCGATTGAAAAAGGATGAGCCTACTTTTGTAGATCCAATCTCGTTCCGGGCTAGTGACTATGAAGGCTCTGAATTCGAAGAGGTAGATGGAAAGGTGATATTCATTACGGAGAAAGCCGGGCATGTTCGTAGTAAAAGCTGCGGACGGGCTGAATACACTCCTGAAGAGGTTCGAACTCTTTTTAATAACTTGGTCGAAGCAGCACCTCCAATGATAAAGGGGGTCGTGCTCAATCAGTCTATCATAGGGTTACTTGATTCAGACTTGAGTCACGTGGAATTCTCCGGGGAGAAAGGAGCTTCATATACTATTGTGCAACGTAACATATATTCAGGAGGACTGATTACAGTTACTCAAAGTACTAAACGTATGGACGTTGTGGAGCTTGAAGAAAGCTTTGGTCCGGTAGGAATTAAAACAAATGACCTAGCAAGCCTATTCCAATTTGAGGATAATCTCAAGTTTGAATTCTCAGGCAGGGATACGGAAGGATCGTTTATAATTGTCCGGAGTTTCGACAGAAACAAACGGGATATGGTAGCACTCGTAGCAGGGTGCTTATATGATGAGATAATTAAAATAAGGGAGGTACAAAACAATGGGCGGCAAGAGCAGAAAGTCAGGAGGCGTAAGCCGGCAGTTGATAGCTCACATTAAGAGCGGTAGACTACCACAAAGCAAATCAAAAAAGAAAGTACAGGTTCCCAATGACAAAAGCAAACAATCTAGAACTCTACTTGACGAGGGCGAGTGAGTTGGAAATGGAACCAAACTTCTTTATGAGTTACCCCTATCTGAAATTGAGTAATATACGGGGGGTTCGTAAAGATGGATGGGTATGGGTAGAAGATCAGGGGTATTGTATGTTTCCCCCTCTGCCCATAGGAGATTCTAATGTAGACTACATGGCTAGTAAGATTTGGGCCATGTTTGGAGATGCTTACCGGAAGATAGATAAATACTACAAATTCTTGGATTGGCAGTACATTTTCCGACCTCTTAACTTTACAGTTATGGTTGGGGGGGAGTGGGAAATCTTTCGCAAGAATTGTCGCAAGTGGCCCTTACGGAATCCAGATTGGTCTTACAATGATAAATCCCCCGGCCTTAAGGAAGGGGGAAATCTTATCGGAGAGTGGCTAGAAGAGTTAGCGGAGCACGCAGAGGACGGGGAATTTCTGGCAAGATTTGCCATATTTGCACAGCTCCCTGGCATTTATAGAAGGTTTCTGTATAATAAGGCAGGGCGGTTAGTAGGAATTAACGCCTGGGACGAGAATTGGAAATACATAAATTACCGCATCTGTATTGTAAAACCGGGAGAACCTTATCTGGCTGAATTTATGCGTTACCTATTTTACACAGACCAGGAAATACTTGCAGCTGATAAGCTAGTAAACGATGGGGGTACGTTAGGCAGTTCAGGATTGGAAAGGTTTAAAGATAAGATGAACCCTATTTCCAAAGTACGTATTTACTCATATGAACGATTAAAATAAAACAAGAGCATGAAAATCAATCGAAAAGAACTATTGGGAATCCTAGATATAGTTAGTCCGGGAGTATCCAATAAAGAAAGTAACATCGAACAGGCTACCACGTTTGCCTTCTTTAAAGACAGGGTGGTAACTTATAATGACGAGATTAGCATATCCCATCCTATTGAAGGTATGGAGGGATTGGAAGGGGCTATTGAGGCTAAAATCCTCTATCCCCTACTGTCAAAGATTGCAGACGAAACAATTGAGCTTACCCGTAACAAGAACTCTGAAATAATTATCCGGGCAGGACGAATGCGTTCAGGCCTAGTCCTTCAGAAAGACATAGACCTACCTATTGATGAGGAAATAGGAGAGATCGAAGATTGGTTTGATGCTCCTGAAAATCTGATAGAGGCCCTTTCATTCGTCGTATTTGCGGCTGGTAAAGGATTGGATTCTCCTATCCTATCAGGAGTGCACGTCAGCTCGAAGGGCTTTGTAGAGGCTTCAGATGGATATAGGATAGCCCGTCATGATCTCGTAGGGGAATTGGGAATCAACACGTTTGTGATTCCATCCTCTAACATTTCTAGTCTAGCTCATATGGGGAAAATAACCCACATAGCCGAAGGAATGGGGTGGGTTCATTTCAAGACTGAAGAAGAGACTATATTTTCAAGTCGGGTATTTGAAGAGAAGTTTCCCAATACTACCTCTTGGACAAAGATGGATGGAAAGAAGCTCGTCCTGCCGGAATCAATTGACGATGTTTTAAACAGGGCTATGATTTTTGCTTCCCGCAAATCCTTTCTAGATGAAGAAATATTATTTTCCCTAGAAAAGGGTAAATTCAGTATCATTGCAGAATGTGATGTAGCTTGGTTTGAAGAAGAGGTAGACGCTGAATATGAGGGGGGTGAAAACTTCTCCATCCGTATTGCTCCGGCATTCCTGAAGGATATTCTGAAAAAGACTTCTGCCTGTTGGATAGGAACTTCAAAGATAAAGTTTAATGGAGCGGGCTGGGAATACATGTCACTGTTAAGGGTATGATGCAAAAATTCTTCACGTCAAAGGAAACAGCCTCTCTTTCCCGACCGGATGGAAAAGTTCGTTCGTGTGCTTCCTGTGGGCTTTACAAGAATGTAAATTCTCCACGGATGAAGCCGTACGGCAACTTCAAGAAGGGTATAATGAATATCGGGGAAGCTCCCGGAGAAGAAGAAGATGCTGCTGGAAAACCTTGGCAGGGTAAAACAGGAAAGTTACTTCAGCGGACCTATCGCAAATTGGGGATAGACCTGTTTGAAGATTGCATTAACATTAACGCCTGTCACTGTAGGCCGACTGATGCTAGAGGGGATAATCGAGCACCCACGAATGATGAGATTGAGAACTGCAGAAGAACTACGCTGCGGTATATTCATCAATATAATCCTAAACTAGTTGTACTGCTAGGTAATTCAGCAGTGACTAGCGTAATAGGTTCTAGGTGGAAGAAGGAGTTAGGAGGCATCTCCAAGTGGAGAGGATGGCAGATACCTGATCAGGATTTGAATACATGGATTTGTCCTACCTACCATCCTAGTTTCGTAGAGCGTTCAGATAGTGCTGATATAGATTCCATATGGATAAGGGATTTGAGGGAGGCTTTCTCCCTTTTGGAAAAGCCTTTCCTCAAGCATAAAGAGCCATATGTAGAATACCCCCCGGACTTAAGGGTTTTGGATCGGATCAAAGATGGAGTGATTTCCTT